ATGATTGTAACAGTATTAACAAAAGAAAAAGCATGGCAGCTTGCAGACAAACTTTTTCCGACAGATTACATGAAAGATGAACACGACAGCCTTCGCGCTGGTTATCCAGTATACAACGCAACATCAACAGATGATAAATACACAGGCTTCCACATATCAGACCTGAACACAGCACTTGAACTGAATATGGGAGCAGAAACAATCAGGATCAACATTGTGGATCAGGAAGCGGAGATCAAGAACAACTTCGACAAGCTGCTTCAGTATGTGAGCGACAAAAGAAAGTCAGCAGAACTTCACGAAAGACAGAAATACAACTACTACTGCGACAGACAGGCTGGTTGCTGGAACTGGACGAAGGAACAGGATGAAGCATATCAGAAGGAATGGGACGACATCATCATTCAGATGCACGCATTGAAAGACCTTGAAAACGCGATGAACCTTGCGAGAAACAAAGGAATCATATAAACACCACAGAACGAAGGGAGGAAACAACATGGCAGCAGTTACAAGCGAAAAAAAGAACCTGAACAGCCAGACTGAAGATGTCAGCGAATTTATTATGCTGCTGAAGCAGATGTCTGACAGCGACAGAATGGTCATCAAAGGGATGATGATGTGGGCGGCAGGAGAAAACAGACCAGTGAAAACAGCCTAAAAAGGCATAGGATGTCCCCGACAGAAATGTCGGGGAGTAAATGAAAAGGAGTACAACATGACACAGAATTTATTCACAGAAGAAGAACTGGCAAAGGTTACGGACGAAGCTGAAAGAAAGCACCTGATCGAGTGTGCGCAGGATCAGTCAAAGATTGATTTGCAGTATATGAAGATCATGGACAAATATGACTTGTGGGAAAAAGGAAGTCGATCAAGATATTTCCACGCAACAACACATGAAAACGCAGAAAAGATCATGCAGGACGGAGCGATCCGAAAAGGAATGGACGGCGGAGTGTACATTTGCAAACAGCCACTTGAAGCAGCGCGATTCATTGTGATCCGCGGACATGAAACAGGAACGATCTTTGAAGTTGAACTGGAAGACAGAAAAGTCTTTGAAGCACACGATCACTGTGAAGCGTTCTTCGGTTGCAAAGCATATATGTACATGGATGACATACCGACACAGAAGATCGTGAAAATATCAAGATTTTCAACAGGACAGGAGGACGAAAAAGAATGACATTACAAGAGTATGAAGCACAAGGCGGCTGTGAAGGCTGCTACTTCTACGGAACAATAGACACGGACGGAAGAAAAGGCTGTGCATTTAACTGGTTTGACGATGAATCGGAAGACTGGGAATACAGCAAGAATTGTGACGAAATATCAGACTGACAGCCGAAACAGGGCGCAAGCCCTGTCGATGAAGGACGGCAACCTTCATCCTGACGATGGCAAGCTGAAAGCCAGTCGGAAGAATACTGTGAAAACATAGCGGCGTGTGTGTACTGCCAGAATTACACATGGATGGCCAACAGGTTTTAGGGATGTTTTTAATGCGAAAACAAACGACACAGCATAATACATGACCAGAAGGGGGAGTGTTAAAAAATACTTTTTGGACTTCGCGAAAGCGGTATGTGAAGAAATGAAGAAAGGAACATCAGCATGTTTGAATTAAACAGACTTTACAACATGGATTGCATGAAGGCAATGAAGCAGATACCAGACAAATACTTTGAACTTGCGATCTGCGATCCCCCATACGGAATCGGAATTGACGGACAGCACAGAAGCATTGCGAAAAACCCGAAGCACAACAGGAAACTGCATCAGAAGAAGGGCTGGGACACAAGCATCCCTTCTGAAGAATACTTCAGGGAATTGGAAAGAATATCAGTCAATCAGGTTATATGGGGGGGGGAATTACTTTGTTGAACATTTGAACAAAGGGACAAAAGGCTGGATTGTCTGGGATAAAGGACAACACGGACTGACAATGTCAGATTGCGAACTGGCATATACTTCCTTCAATGTACCGACAAGAATTGTCACTATGAACAGGGTGGAACTTCTAAAAGACAATACATTCCACCCAACACAAAAGCCTGTGAAGCTGTATGAATGGGTTATCAGCAGATATGCGGCAGCAGGCGACAAGATAATTGACACACATGCTGGAAGCGGTGCTTGTCTGATAGCAGCGCACAGGACACAGCATCAGTTCATCGGCTTCGAAATAGACGAAGACTACTTCAGGAAAGCGGATGAACGGATCAAGCGCGAACAGGCGCAGATGTCAATATTTGATTTTATATAACAGGAGGAAACACAATGGCGAACATAGATGTCATGTACAGCAGCAAGACAGATCAGTGGGCGACACCTGACGACTTCTTCAAAGAACTTGATCAGGAATTTCATTTCAACCTTGATCCTTGCGCTGACGAACAGAATCACAAGTGTGAAAAGTATTTCACGAAGGAAGACAATGGTCTTTCAAAGGACTGGGGGGGGGTATCGCGTGTTTTGCAATCCTCCGTATGGTAGAGCAATTACAGACTGGGTTGAAAAAGCGTACAGAGAAGGAACAAAAGACAACACGATTGTTGTTATGTTGATACCAGCGAGAACAGACACAAGATATTTTCACGACTTCATTCAGCACCGATCAGAAATCAGATTTGTGAAGGGGCGTTTGAAGTTCGGAAACAGCAAACAGGCAGCCCCATTCCCTTCAATGGTAGTTATATTCAGGGGTGCTGGAATGTAGGAGGAAAAAGCATGAGCAGACCGACAAAGACATGTTATGACTGCAAGAACGCTTGCTGGGATTCTGTACCATACGGAAGCACAACGGCAACAATGTTCGGAGGTTGCGACAAAGAAGATGAAATGACAGAGGAAGAAGCGGAGAGATTCGGAGAAACAGAAGACTGTCCATTCTGGGAAAACAGATACAAGGAGGAAAACGCATGAACACACCAGATGCAAGAAGAATATTTGAAGCAATAGCAATGATCCTGTCGAACAGGAACGATGGTGTCAGGGTGCAGCTGTCAGAGATTAAGACAAAGGCAGCGAAAGCATCTTGAAGGACAAAAAAGAAAGCCTTCGGACTAGCTTGGCGGCTTCCGAAGGCGATCCAGATTGTGACTTTTTAAGGTCTGCACATCTATAAAAAATTATACAGCAGACTTCCAAAAAAGTCAATAAATCAGGGACTTTCAAAAGGCTTCGCGTCCTTGTAATAGATAGTAACAAATCAAAGAAATATATAAATATCTATAACAGGAGCAAAGAAGGACATGAAGAGAAGGAAGAAAGCTGTGTATATAGATTATGACTATGAAGCAGCATACCAGAAGATGTTGACTGACTTGGAAGAAGACAACATGTGCAGGATGCTGAATGAAGGCAAGGTCAGATCAATATATGCCACTAAGGAGATAAAGGCAGCAGAGCAGATGGATATTGAAATATATCCAGAGTTCAGAAGAGGACAGAAAGAGCAGATACCAGACGAAGCAAAGCTGAAGAAGCAAAGACAGGCACAAAGAAATCTGAATGAGAAGAACAGCAGGAAGGAATGTGAAAGGACAATCAATGCAAACTTCGGAAGCGATGACATCTGGGGAACACTGACATACACAGACGACAACATGCCGAACAGCATGAAGGAAGCACAGCATGACATGACGCTGTACATAGGACGCTTGAACTATGAGCGAAGAAAGAAGGGACTTGCAAAGCTGCGTTATGTGTATGTGACAGAGTGTTCAGACAAAGGACGCTGGCATCATCACTTTGTATGTGATGGCGACATGGGACTGGAAGCGGTTGAAGAAAAGTGGAAGAAGGGGCGCAGAAATCAGGTGCGCAGACTTCAGAAGGACGAAAACGGACTGTCAGGAATGGCGAACTACATCACAAAGCAGAAGCACCCTGACAAGAAGGGAAAAGAGTCAAAGCCAGTCGGGAAGTATCAGAAAGCATGGAAAGCCAGCAAAGGACTAAAAAAGCCAGAAGTACATAAAAACCACTATAAGTTCAAGCAGAAGGACATTGACGAAGTTGTGACAGGACGATGCGATCTTGAAGACAAGCTGAAGAAATGGTATGCAGCAGACGGCTACAAGCTGACATCGTATGAAGTCAGATATAACAACATGAATGGCAGATTTTATATATACGCAAGGATGTATAAACAGCCACAGGAAGGAGAAAAGATTGACAAAGCGACAAGTAAGATTAAGCAGAAAACAGCGAAGAAGACAAAGAAAAAGACAGTTGCGCGATGCGGCACATAACTTCATTAGGACAGCAAAGAACTTTCTTCAGCGCAAACCGAAGACGGCAGCAGCATTCCTGATCACATTCATCACAATATATGTGGCGGTAATGCTGGGATTTGCGATCGGCGGCATGATCAGCACAAAGGGAAAGACATCAACAGAACAGGAAAGCGAAGCAGAAGAACAGACAGAAAGTGACTTGAATGCAGATGAAGAATATCCATTCAATACAATGTCACAGGATTGGAGTGGCGAAGACATGGAAGGATTCTGCTATCACGAAATATCAGACGAATGCAAGGCAGCAGGCGGCAAGTTTCCAGTAATGGCGCAAATATACACATACATTGTTTGCCAGAATTATGGCGTTGATTATGAAATGGTGTTCGCACTGATCGAAAGGGAAAGCAAATGCAACTGGAACGCTTCAGGCGATGGCGGCACATCATGGGGATATATGCAGATAGCACAGAAATGGCACAAAGAAAGAATGCAACGCCTGAACTGTACTGATCTGACAAATCCATATCAGAATGTGACAGTCGGCATTGATTACCTGAAGGAGATTCAGGACAGTTTGCAGGAAGTTCCAGAAGATGTGCGCCCATATTACGTTCTTGCAGTCTACAACTACGGAACAAAGGGAGCAAAGGAAAACTTGTGGAATCATGGCGTGTATAAATACAGCTACAACACAGCGATCATGGAAAGAGCAGCGCAGCTGAAGGCAGAGAAAGAAAGACAGGAAACGAAGGAGGAATAAAAGTGGACAACGAAAAAAGATTGTGTCTGGAACAGGCAGTCACAGCAGCAGAAATCTACGCAGTGAAAGCGATTGAAGAAGAACTGAACCGAAAAGGCATCGCGCCAGAAAGCATTGAAAGAAAAATCATAATCACACGAACAGCGGACGTGCTGGCGGCGCACAGGGAAGAAGTCAGGGACATGTATAAAAAGTCAAGACAGCTTCTTGCAGGCTGGATCGTGAAAATGTCAGGCATTGAAGACCTGACGGCATTCAGGAAAATGAAGCGGCTGGGCTTCACTGGCGACATTATGCACGATATGAAAATCATGGAGGAAATGCGATGAACATGAAGTATGCGTTGCGTTCGGAAGATACTGAACAGATCAATGTCATCAGCTGGGCTTCTTGGCAGATGCAGAAATATCCTGAACTGAAATGGCTGCATCATATCCCGAACGGCGGCAGCAGGAACAGAGCCGAAGCAATAAAGCTGAAGCAGATGGGCGTGAAGTCAGGTGTGTCGGACTTATGCCTTCCGTACCCAAAAGGAATATATTGCGGACTGTACATCGAAATGAAGTATGACAAGGGCAAACACCAGCCGTCACAGAAAGAGTTCTTGACCGATATGGCAGCAGCAGGACACTATGTCGCGACATGCTACACGGCAAGGGACGCGGTTGAAGTTCTCGAAAAATACTTGAATTTGAAGCGTTTACAGACACACATTCATGTGTCAGATTCAGACACCGCAGTCACGGAAACAGCAGAACGCATGAAAGAGCCGAACAACAGCGTATGGAAAGACGGCAAAGTAAAACCGCTGAAGGTGTAGGACATGAACGGATATGCGGCAGCAGTCAGACAGTTTTATGACATATACAGACCGATTGCAAGAAGGTACGGACTGCGGATGTCAAGCCACACTTCAATATACGATGATGGCTGGATAAAAATATACAAGGGCGAAGGAGCAGACAGACAACAGATCATCAATGTTGAAGAAGCGAACGACACAGACCTATACGACAGGGCAAGGGAAGCAGTGATCAGCTGGGAGAACAGCAAGAAGTAAACAGGAGGAAAGCACATCAATGAAAATAATAGCAGTAATGAATCAAAAAGGCGGCATCGGAAAGACAATGACCGCAGCAGCTATCGCCTACATAATGGGCGAAGAAAAAGGAAAGAAGGTGCTGATCTGTGACGCGGATCAGCAGGGCAACATATCACTTCTTTACGACAGATTTGATCCTGAAGGACAGGGAATGTCAGAATTGCTTGAAAATCATCAGGCAGCAGGCGGCGCATATTCGACAACAGACCTGATCCAAACAACACCATATGGAAACATCGACATCATACCAGCGAACGGATATTTGATGCGAACAAACATGACACTGCTTCAGGAAGAAGGAGAAGATCAGATTCTTCGATTTGCAGCAGCAATGAATGAAGTCAGAACTATATATGATTATTGCATTGTTGATTGCGGTCTGATCATGGACATGACAGTCACAAATGTGATGATTGCAGCAGACCTTGTGATTGTGCCTGTCAAGATTGGCGGCTTCGAGATTGAAGCAGCTGCAAACATGGACAGTCAGCTGACATCGTTCAGAAGGATAAATCCTGACATTCGCATGAAAGTATTGATGACGATGCGCCAGAAGAACCAGACGACACTTCAGGTTGAAGAATGGCTGAAAACACAGTCAGGACACGATTGTTTTGCGACAGCGATCAGGCGATCAATAATCGCAGAGAAGTCAACAGTCGCACAAGTGCCACTTCCGAAGTTTTCAAAAAACTGCATCGTGACGCAGGACTATCGTGCAGCGACATATGAATTGATGAAAGAGGTGTGAACATGGGAGTGTATGAGATAATCACAGGAATCACAGAAAACGAAGAAAATCTGAAAGTCGAAATCAGACAGACGGAAGGAACACTGGAAAGAAATCTTGTGTACATTAAAAATACAAAAACAAACAGGGCGTATTCCTTCACGTTAGCGGACGGCGATGAATATGGCGCAGACGCAATGACGCGAAATGCGGTTGCAAAGCTACATTCGGACATGTGCGGTTGTAATGAAAAGACGCTTGACAGAATCGAACATGCGCTGGGAATAAAACTTGAAACATGGCAGTCAAAATATATCCTGTCACAAGGCATCACATATCCACATGAAGGAAGAAGAACAGGGAAGACGCTTACACATCAAATCAAGACACTTCTGACAGCACATAACGATATAACGATCTACAGCAACGAAGAGCAATACTACGTTGACGAAATACACGGAAGAGTATACGAAAAAAAATATGTCACAGACCTTGCAAGGTTGTCAGAATACCTTCGCAAAGCTGGCATCGAAGTTCCGAGAGTAATATTGAAACTGAATGTAAAGAGAAGAAGGGAGGACGGAATGCGATGGAACTAAAAGGACAGGTCACAATCAGCATTGACGACTTTGAAAAGCTGAAGGCGGCAGCAGACGCGAAGGAATATGCAGAAAACCAGCTGGAAGCGTTCAGGGACAGGATGACACAATTCTATGAACTGGACGACACAGACTTCTGGAAGCGTATCAAAGAGATTGACAGCACACCGAACATGTCAGACAGGCAGATCGACAAAGCGATAAGCGAAGCCAGAAAGATGCTGAAGATTGTGATTGATACAGACAAGCTGAAGAAGCAGATCAGGGCATCAATAAACAAAAAGGCGTACAAGGAAGATGATTCACACATTGATCTGAAGAACACGACAGACAGCGAACTGGATGCAATAGAAATATGCTTCAGAGAAAAGGAGGATTGAAGATGGCGTGGAATGTAATGGAACAGCTGAACGCAAACGCAAAGAAGGCAGCAGTCGGGGACAATACACCGAAGGCACACTTCAGGACACAGGATGTCAGCATCAATAAAATGTACAGCAATGATAAAAACTTCTATTCGGTTGAGGACATCGAACCACTGGCGCAAAAGATTCTGCTTGTCGGATTGATGGAAAATCTTGAAGTCGTCCGTGATCCTTGCGACAGGGGCGAATATAGAATCATAGCAGGGGAAAGACGATGGCGCGCGCTGAAGATACTTGTTGAAAAGGGCTATACAGAATTTGAAAAGGCAACGTGTCAGATTCAGACACCAGCGTCAGAGGAAGAAGAAACGCTTCGCCTGATCATCGCGAATGATTACAGAAACAAGACAGTGTCAGACCTTCTGGAAGAAGAAGACAAGCTGAAGAAAATATTGCAGCGCATGAAGGAAAACAGACAAACAATCATGGGAATTGACCTGAACAGCGGTCGCATTCGCGATGTCGTTGCATATTTCCTGAAAATAGCACCGACAAAGGTTGCGCAGATTGAGAGCATAAACAAGCATCTGATCCCTGAATTTTCAAAAGAACTGAAAGAAGGTCGCCTGACCTTTTCTGCTGCCTATATGATCAGCGGAATGAATGAAGAAACACAAGCAGAAATGCTGGAACGCTATCAGGAAAACGGCTTGACTTACAAAGAAGTGAAAGAGATCAAGCAGCAGCAGGAGGAAAAAGCAGCAGCAGAACAGGTTGAAGGTCAAATGAACATTGACCAGTACATAGAAGCAGAAGAAGAGATTGAAGAAGCTGAAGACGATGCAGAGGACACAGAGGAAGAAGACGAATGGGAAGATGCACACCCTGAAAGCATCACATCGCTGTGTTATAGCTGCAAGAGATATTCAGACTGCAATGTGAAGACAGGAACATGTCAAAGCTGCGATCAGTACATCAACAAGGCAGAAGCCGAAAAGACTGAAGAAGAAAGATACAGCGAAGAACAGGACGCGATTGACAGAGAAACAGCAAAGAAACTTCGCGAGAAGGCAGACGAAGAAAAGATGCAGCAGCTTCCTTCGCAACAGGGAAAGAAAGTGCATGATGTGAAACTGGGGACAACATTCTTTGATGATGTCAAAACAGGGCGCAAGACATTTGAATTGCGAAAGAATGACCGCGGATATAAAGAAGGCGACACAATCGTGCTACATGAGTATAAGGACGGAACAACGACAGGCAGAACAATCACAAAGAAAATTGTGTACATACTGGAAGACTTCACAGGACTTGAAGACGGCTATTGTATTTTAGGACTGGGAGAAGCAGCAGAAACGCTTCAGGAAGCGGCAGCAGTCGCAGCAGATTACATTGACAATACAGTCATGGACTATGGAGCATAGGAGGAAAAGGACATGCAGGCAAAAGACGATATTAAGGAAATGGCACAGACATTCAGAGAAGCAGCAGACATTCTGGACGAGATTGCAGAACTTGACGACAAGGAAGGCATGACAAGAGAGGAAAGAAAAGAGAAAGAAGAAGAACTGTCAGCAAGATTCTTGCTGAAAATGATTAAGATTCAGCAGGCATAAACAGCAGAAAGGGGAAACAGCATGAATGAAATAATCTGCGATAAATGCGCGGCGACATTCACACCTGACATGATAGAGATTCAAAACAGAGTGATCACACAGGACGAGGAACACAACGACATCATCGAACAGTATTATGAATGCCCGATCTGTGGCACACATTACACAATCACAATCACTGACAGGGTGCAGCGAATAGCGATTCAGAAGCGCAGACAGCTTCAGACGGCAGTCAAGAACGCGATCAGAGCCAAAAGACCAGCAAGGGCGCAGACATACAAGAACAAAGAAAAAGAACTTGCAGACGACATTCAGGCGCGTGCAAAGATGCTAAAAGAACAGTACGCAGAATATACGGAGGAATAAAAAGCATGTACGAACATTTCACAAGACAACAGCAGCAGTTCAATGTCAGACGCGGCGATGTGTATTATATCAATAACAACAGAGGGCAGAGAGGAAACGAGATCAGGAAGGACAGACCAGCGGTCGTTGTATCAGCTGACTTCCTGAACAAGCACAGCGGCGATGTGGTCGTTGTGTTCCTGACATCACAGCCGAAGAAGGACATGTCAACACATGTGACAATCAGAACGACTGGAAGAGTGTCGGAAGCATTGTGCGAACAGCCGACAACAATCAGCGTGGAAAGATTAAACAACAGAATCGGCAGCGTGACAGAAAGAGAAATGCAGCAGATAGACATTGCGCTTCAGATAGCTTTGAATCTGGACGTGGGAGCAAACACACAGCCAGAACCCGAAAATCAATCGGGGGGGGCATCACACAGCAGTAATGATGTACTTGAAAGCGAACACGATTGCATCATACGGCTTGAAACGGAGCGCAACACATACAAGAAACTTTATGAAGACATTATGAACCGAAGGAGATAGAAAAAACATGCGAAGTATATGGATTGAACAGGCGATCAGCAATCTGGACGGAATTATCGTGATTATATTGCAGTTGGGATTCATTGCAGTCCTGACAGCACTGATCATCCTGATTGTTGCAGAGATAATCGAGGCAGCAGTCAAAGGAATCAAAGAGCAAAAAGGAGCAAAGAAGAATGAATAAGGTCATATTGATGGGAAGGCTGACAAGGGATGCACAGACACGATATACAGAAGGCACAGAGCCTATGGCAATATCGCGCTTCACACTTGCAGTTGACAGGAGAGTCCAGAGAGATCAGGAAGGACAGTCAGCTGACTTCATTTCCTGTGTGGCATTCGGAAAGACAGGACAGTTCATGGAGAAGTACGGACAGCAGGGAACAAAGTTTGTGATTGAAGGACGCATTCAGACTGGCAGCTATACAAACAAAGAAGGTCGCAAGATTTACACAACGGAAGTTGTTGTGGAATCGGTCGAGTTTGCGGAAAGTAAAGCGGCAGCAGGCGACAACCAGTCAAGACCACAGCCAGCACCAGACAGCGGCGATGGTTTTATGAACATACCAGACGGCGTTGACGATTTGCCTTTTACATAAAGGCGCAGGAAGGAGTGAAAGACATGAAGCTGAAGGAATATGCAACAAAGATAAAAAACAGGCTTGTGGGACAGCGTGCGAAGCCACAGGAGGAAGAAAAAGACGATCTGTCAGAGAAAATTGCAGAACGCACACAGGAATTGATTGCGGAAGACAGACAGGAAGCTGTCAGGGCAGCAGTCGTGGAAGAACCCGAACCAGAAGAAACGACAGAACAGCCGAAAGCAGAAAGAAACATCAGTGCAGATGTGATGAAACTGGCAGCAGTCACAAGAGGACTGAAGATTGATCCTGAATGGACAAAAGAAGAAACGATCAAAGCTGTATCGGAATACAGCGGACTTCCTGAAGAAGAAGTCGAAGTGCTGCTTGAATCGACAGCAAAGTGGGCGCAGGAAACAGGAAGAAAAATGGTAAAGAGTATCACGGAAGCGTTTGAAAAGTTGAAGCCAGCGTTTGAACAGGTAGGGAAAGCAATCACAGAAGCATTCAGGAAGACAAAATGGACAGGATTGCAGTTGCGAAAAGAACTGATCAGCAATAACAGACGCAAAATGAAAGGAATGCCGATGATCAGGGCGAAGGCGATTGAAAAAGCCAGAAGGAATGAAAGGCGAAAGCCTAAAAAGTAGAAAGAAGGTGTGCAATGTGCAAAATAGCGATGAAACGCAGCAGGACATGACGGAAGCAATCAGGATCGCGGTGCGGAAGGCGTTTGCTGAAGTCAAAATTGAAGAAAAGAGAGCAGAGAAGAAAAAAACACTGTATAACACACGAAGATTGATGGAATCATACATAGATTTGAAAAAATACATCAATAATGCAATTACGGAGGAAGAAGAAGTCACAGAAGCGGCATACAGCGTCCTGAAGGGCGAAAATGCGAAGCTGAAATCTGTCAAGGAAGCGAAAATGGTCACAGCGATGATGATTATTAACATTGACAGGGTATTGACCGAACTGGAAACCGAAAGCAGGAAAGAAGGCACATTGTACAAGTATGAAGCGTTCAGAATGCACTATATTGACGGACTGACCTTTGAAGAAATTGCGGATCAGCTTGATTGTGGAAAAAACAGCCCTTCAAACTGGTGCAAGGCGATTTTGAAGAAAATGTCTGTCAAATTATTCGGAATTAACGGAATTTGAAAAAAGGCGATCTGAAAAAGGCTTTTTTCGAGGGAAACGACAACGAAAGCATGGGAAAAGCGTGGGAAAAGTGAGGGTTTTTATAGGGGACATCCTAAAGTAAAATAGTATCGTGAAATGTTGTACAGAAAGACCGAAACAGCACAGAAGTGTTGCATCGGTCTTTTTTATTGCATTTCTGCCCTCTTATTTGCAGAATGTGGGTGCTTATATAAGGGCATCCACAGGAAGCATAAAAACAAGGCTTTATATAGGGGCATACCTGACAGGGGTGCATATATAGGGCGTATATAAGGGGCATATATAAGCGGCTGCATATAGAGCCTATACAGACGGCTATATGAAGCATATGCAGCAGTAGGAAGGTGGTGCAAGGGTTTGTTATTTCACAAGTGCAGATGTGGGGCTTTAATACCGCAGAATATAGCTGAATGTGAAGCCTGTGCAGCGAAGGCAGCAGGGCAGCAGTCAAGACACATGGAATACAACAAACACCGAAGAAACAAGAAGACAGCAGCCTTCTATGTATCAAGTGAGTGGAGGAAGACAAGAGCCGAAACAATCAGGCGGTTTGATGGCGTTGATATATATGCCTTCTATGTGCTGCATGTAATACAGACAGCTGACATGGTGCATCATATCACACCTATTGAAGACGACTGGAACAGACGACTTGATGCAACCAATCTGATCCCATTGAGCAATCACAGCCATGGAATCATTGAAGCCTTGTACAGCAAGGATGAACAGACAAAAAAAGCGACACAAAAGATGTTGTATGACCTGATAGAACGCCACTGGAAGGCGACAGGGGGAGTATGAAAAAGTATCGGGTTAAGTTTATTTAGTCGCGCTTCCCCTCTTCCGTGGAGAAAACTCCCCACGGAAAATCCAGATCAGGGCATCCGAAAAGGGTGCGTGTCAGATTCTGACACACCGCAAGGAAACCAGCAAAGAAGGGAGGTCGCAGAAGAATGGCAGGACAACGACAGCCGATCGCGCTGGTGCAGGCAAAAGGCAAAAAACACCTGACAAAAGCAGAAATTGAAGAACGTCAGCGAACAGAAGTGAAAGCGGCTGCGGATAAAGTGACAGCACCGCAATACTTATCGCCGACACAGAAAAGAACCTTCAAGAAAATCGTGAAGGAACTTCGTGCGATTGACCTTATATCAAACCTTGATGTTGATGCGCTTGCAAGACTGGTCATCGCGCAAGAAAAATACATCGCAGTCACGCAAGAACTGAACAGACAGCCGATCATGGTGGAAATTGAGATCGCAACAAAGCAGCTGGACGAATACGGACAGCCAGTGAAGATCAGAAAAGAAGTCGTGAACGGAGAAGTGGAAAGACTTGCGCTACTTCAAGACAGATACTTCAAGCAGTGTCGTCAGGGGGCTGCGGACTTCGGACTGACAGTGTCAAGCCGCTGTCGCCTTGTAGTGCCAAAAGCAGACAAGGAAACACCGAAAGAAAACAAGTTCGCGAAATTCGCATAAGGCGAACGCATGACAACAGATAGAACTACACAATACGCGCTGGATGTCCTTGCGGACAAGATTGTTGCTGGCGATCTGGTCAAAGCAGCATGTCAAAGACATATAGACGACATGAAAGCGGCTGAAGCTGCGCCATATCGCTATTACTTTGATGTTGAAGAAGCAGAAAGGATCATTGACTTCGCTGAAACACTGACTATTGCGGAAGGCGAAGAAGAACAGCCAGTGACGGCATATCCATTCCAGTGCTTCATTCTGGGAAGCCTGAACGGATGGAGAACTAAAGACGGACATCACAGACGATTCAGAACCAGTTACATACAGCTGGGACGACAGAACGGCAAGTCATTCCTGAATGGTATTCTGGCGGCTTATTACGGCAATTTTGACAAGTACAAATATGGTCAGGTTTATTGTACAGCCACAAAGAAAGATCAGGCAATGATTGTCTTCAACGAAATTGTGAAGTTCATAAATTCTGACAGCGATTTGTCAGAGTGCTTCAAGATTCACGAACACAATTCAACGATTGACTGCAAGATCACACACAGCAAGATCAAGGCACTGTCAGGCGACACGAAGTCGATTGACGGCTTCAGACCATATCTGGGGATTGTGGATGAATACCACGCACACAAAGACGATCAGATGTACAAGCTGCTTGAAGGCGGCATCAAGAAAATGAAGTCGGCACTGATCAGCGTGATCACGACAGCAGGATTTGACCTGAAATCGCCGTGCTTTGCGCTATATGAATACTGTGTGAAAGTTCTGAAGGGTGTTGCAAGCAATGATTCGCAGTTCATTTACATCGCACAGATGAATGAATCTGACGATATGTGGACACCTGAAAACTGGATCAAGGCAAACCCGATTCTGGAATATGACAGGGACGCATTGCAGAACATGATCCCGATTGCTGCAACAGCGAAGGAAATGGGAGGATCAACACTGCGCGACTTCATCGTCAAGCAGCTCAACATGTGGATTCAGTGGACGAATGATGTCTATATCAAGGACATGGATGTCTGGACAAGGGCAGCAGTCAAGAAGACACTGGCTGACTTCAGAGGTCAGAAGGCTTATGTCGGACTTGATCTGTCATCAGGCGGCGACTTGACATCAATCGCAATCGTGATCCCATTCATGCAAGGCGAAGACAAATGCTACTTCGTACACGCACACAGCTTCATTCCGAAGCGAAGGGTTGAAGAACACATCAAGACTGACCGCGTACCTTATGACCTATGGATCAGACAAGGACTGGTCGAAGTGACTGAAACAATGGGCGGTGTAAAAACTGACTACAAGTACATTATTGCGTACCTGAAGAAGATCGTGAAGCTGTATGAATTGGATGTGCAGTGGATTTGTTACGATCCGCACAATGCTTCCGCATTCCTGACAGATTTGGAAGCACTTGGATTCGACAGCATTGCTGTCAAACAGTCAGCGCGAGAATTGAACGATCCGACAGTGGACTTCCGACTGGAACTGGAAGCAGGACATGTCGAACATGACGGAAACGAAGCGACAAAGTGGTCTATTGCAAACGCGAAGACGACATCGAACAGCTTCGGAGAAATCAAGATTGACAAGGAATACACGACAGAACGAATTGACATCGTGGATGCAATTATTGACGCATGGATGATGGCAATGAAGGGCGAAATCAAGCCAGATGTCAACAGATACCTTGATATTTGGTTTGCAGGCACAGAGAAATTGCGACAGAAGGGAGGTGCGCAAGGTTGAATATGTGGAAAACACTGAACAAAGGAATTATGAAAGCATTCGGAATGAATATTGAAACAGATACAGCAACGCTGAATGATGAATCTTTTCTGGAATGGGTTGGAATTAAGCGCGACAGTGAAAGCAAGAAGCCGACATCAGACGTGACATACTTCACTTGTTTGAAAATGATGTCAGAAACAGTCGCAAAAATGCCGTGGAAACTTTACCAGAAGACAAACAAGGGCATCAGTGAGCCGATAGACAACGACATTGCAAGGCTTATGAAGCAACGTCCGAACCCTTTTATGACACCGACAACCTTCTGGAACGCCGTGGAAATGAACAGAAACCATTATGGGAACGCATATGTCTATGTACGCAGGAAGTTCAAGCGTAAGAAATACGGCGGCGAATACAAAGCACTGGACATGTGGATCATGCCGTCAGACAGGGTGCAGATCATTATTGACGACAAAGGCATTTTCGCAGGCAAGGGAAAAATCTGGTATATGTACAGCGATGAATATTCAGGCGAACAGTACATATTCAGGACAGAAGATGTCTTGCACTTCAAGACTTCGCATTGCCTGAACGGAATAGTCGGGCTTCCAGTGCAATACATCCTGAAGCAGACAGTCGAAGGCGTGATTGAATCACAACGCTTCCTAAACAACCTATATAAAAACGGATTGACAGCAAAAGCGGTGCTGGAATACACAGGCGAACTGAATGAAGATGCAGCCACAAAGCTGCGACAGACTTTTGAACGCTTCGGAGCAGGAAGCCAGAACACAGGCAAGATTCTTCCTGTGCCACTGGGGATGAAGCTGACACCGCTGGACATTAAGCTGACAGATTCACAGTTTGTTGAGTTGAAAAAGTATTCAGCACTTCAGATCGCAGCAGCGTTCGGAATTAAACCGAACCAGATCAACGATTATGAAAAATCATCATACAGCAATTCAGAAATGCAGCAGCTGTCATTCTATGTGGACACAATGCTTTTTGTGCTGAAGCAGTACGAAGAAGAAGTGAACTACAAGCTATTATCGGATGACGAAGTGGAAGAAGGGCTGTACTTCAAAATGAATGAAAAAGTGCTGCTTCGTACCGACAGCAAGACACAAATGGAGATTCTGAAGGAAGGAATCAACAACGGAATTGAAACAGTAAACGAAGCCAGAAGAAAACTTGATTTGATGGACATGGAAGGCGGCGATGTACTGATTGTCAATGGAACTTATGTGCCACTGACGAAAGTCGGGGCAGCATATGACAAAGCTGAAGAACAGGACACTGAAGAAGACAGCGATCCTGACAATCCTATAAATGAGCCAAACACAGAAGGCGGCGAAAATACGGATCAGGATGAACAGGAGCAGGAAACAGCCGAAACGAATGAACCTGACACCGATCAGGAAGGAGGGAAAGACGATGGCGAAGAAAATGAACTTCACAAGAAGAAATCGAACGAAAAGGACGATTGAAAGTGTCGGCTTTATGCAGATTAAGGACGCGGCAGCAGGCGGCGTTGAATTGTATATCTACGGCGACATTGTATCTTCGGAATGGGACAAGTGGACACCAGAAGACACCTGTCCGCAGGACATAACAGACTTTCTGAACAGCATTGACAACAATGCAGAACTGACAGTGTACATCAACAGCTGCGGCGGCGATGTGTTCGCGGGAATCGGCATATACAACATACTGAAACGCCACAAAGGACACATCACAGGCATTGTGGACGGAATTGCAGCGTCAATCGCGTCCGTGATCCTTATGGCGTGCGATGACATTGTTGTGTCAACAGGCGCACAGATTATGATTCACAAGCCGCTGACAATGGCGTGGGGCAATGCAGACGACTTCACGGCAGTTATAAACCAGCTTGACAGCTGTCAACAGATGATCACAGACATCTACATGACAAAAGCAAAGGAAGGCGTGACAGCGGACAAGTTTGAAGAACTGATCAATGCAGAAACATGGATGTCAGAAAGCGAAGCATCGGAGTGTCGCGCTTCAGATTATTTCAACATAAAAGTTGATGAATCGGTGGCAGCAGTCGCAGCGTGCGTCAGCTACATGATGGATAGATTCAAACACGCGCCAGTAGATATGAAGACCGAAACAGCTGAAGACATCGAAGCAAGACAACAGCAGGCAGACGAAACAGAAGAAATTCTGGGCGATCTGTACATGTACGGAATTTAAGAAAACGGAGGAAAAACAATGAGCAAAGAAGCAAGAGCGTTACTGAAGAAAATCAATGACAAGAAGAACGCGATCAAAGCCCTTGTGAATGAGGGAAAGACAAAGGAAGCAAAGGAAGCGAAAGCAGAACTTGTGGACATGCAGGATCGTTTCAACATCCTTATGGACTTAGAGGATGACGAGGACGAGGACATCAAAGACCAGATTGACAAGGACGAAGCAAAAAAGGCTGAAGGTAAGGACAAAACGCCTTCAAAGAAAGACATCGCGCGTGCGTTTGTCAATCGTATAGTCTGCGGAATGCGCAAGACAAAGCTGAATGAAAAGGATCAGAAGATCATGGACGCAATGTCAGAGAAGTCAGACGAAGACGGCGGCTTCACTGTACCACAGGATATTCAGACAGACATCCATGAGTTAAGAAGAACAGACGATGACCTTGAACAGTATGTCAATGTTGAGCCTGTCAGCACACTGTCAGGAAGCAGAGTGTTTGAAGTCGATGCAGATTCGACACCGTGGGACGATGTTGACGAGGGAGAGGAGTTCGGAGAGGAAGAAACGCCGAAGTTAAAACAGATCAAGTACAAGATCAAGAAAAAGGGCGGCATCTTAAAAGTTACAAGGGAACTTTTGCAGGATACAGCAGAAAATATTCTGGGCTTCCTGAATAAGTGGATCGCGAAGAAGTCAAGAGCCACAAGAAACGCTGCAATTTTGAAGAAACTTGCAGAAATCACAACAGGAAAAGAAGTGGCAATCAGCGGATATGACGACTTGAAGGATGTCTTCAATGTGACACTTGATCCAGCGATTGCATCTTCTTCAATCGTTCTGACAAACCAGTCAGGCTTCAACTACCTTGACAAGATCAAGGACGAGCGCGGCGACTACATTTTGCAGCATGATGTGACGGACAAGTCAAAGATGCTTCTTTTCGGTGTATATCCAATCAAGAAGGTCAGCAACAAAGTGTTGAAGAATGTGGAAGTTAAGTCAGACGGAAGCAATGTGTCGGCTTACAAATACCCGATTTACATGGGCGATTTGAAGGAAGCAATCACTTTATTCGACCGCGAGAAGATCAGCATCGAACTTTCAACCGAAGCTGGCGACTTATGGGCGAAAGACCAGACAGGAATCAAGGTGCGCGACAGATTCGATGTGCAGGCATTCGATGAAGAAGCAGTCATCAAGGGAGAAATCACAGTTCCTGTCGCTGGTTAATGGCAGCAGGCTTCAGGAAGGGAGGAAAAGACATGGAACTGGAAGAACTGAAGGCATATTGTCGCATTGACTATGACGATGACGATGAAGTGATCAAGCTGATTTATGCAGCGGTGCTGGAAGAAATGACAGACCTGATAAAAGACTTCAATCCTGAAGCACTCACGAACCGCCAGAAGTTGTTGATCTGCATGTATGTCAAAGAAGCCTACGACAACAGGGACAGAACAGCACCGACAGACGACAAAGTCAGATTCGCGGTGCAGTCAATGATGTTGAAAGAAAGGTTGAAGTGATATGTCAAGCGCGAAGGTCAAAATATACAAATATCAATACACAAAAGTTGAAGGAAGGCGTGTGGAAGCAGAACCGATCTTGTATCACGAATGCTGGTGCGAGATCGGCAGCCTTTACGGAAAAGAACTGTACAAGGCAATAGAAATCAGACTGGAAGACACAATCGTGTTTGACAAGGTCAGGTATTGCAAAAAGGTCAAAGAGATAGCAGCACACCTGAAGGACTACTTTGTGGAATACGAAGGGGAAAGATACAACATATTTGCAAGGGACTTCAGGAACAACGACAGGCAATATGTGCAGTTGAAAGCGAACCGCACAACATAAGTGTCAGATTATGACACAAGGGAGGGACACAGCATGAAAGTGACCTTTAAATTTGAAGGACTGAAAGAACTTCAAAACAAACTGGAAACACTTGCAAGCGATTCGGAAATCAGAAAAACAAACAAGCAGATATTCCAGCGTTCTGTTGATTATACCGAACCACGAATGAAGGCAGTTATGGCAAGGTCGGCAGACAATTCAAAGTCGGGGAAGGAGGGATACAGACCTTCTGGACATGCTGCGGATAATATCCCAACGAAAGTGACAACAAAGGGCGGCGAAGTCGGCTGGACACTTCTGGGCGATGCAGAAAACTGGTTTTACATGAAGTTTGTGGAATGGGGGACAACGAAACAGCCCCCACAAGACTTCCTTTACAACACAATGGAAGAATGCCGCGGACAGTGGGACACGATAGCAGATCAGGAATATCAGAAGTTATTGAATGAAAAGCTGGGAGGATGACACATGGACATTGTGAAGAAGACACTGGATGCGCTTGAAGTGCTGGAAGCAGAAGGAATCACAGTGCAGCAGGGCTGGTATGACGCAGACATCAAGGGACTGCATGTGACTGTGTGGAATCTGGGGGACTACAGCGGCGAACATTCGGACGATGACGAAGAAGTCGAGATTGCAGCAGTGCAAGTGTGCATCTGGTCAAGTACAGATCAAATCAGGTTAAAAAAGAGAATCAGGCGACTTATGAAAAAGGCAGGATTCGCATTCATGGGCGCAAATGACAATCTTGAAACAGATACAAAAATATTTATGAATGCCGCAAGATTTATAGCGGCAGAAGAAGCAGAACAGGAGGACGAAGAAGAATGAGTGAAGCAGGAAAGCAGATCATCAGATCAAGAACAAAGTCGTTTCGTGACATTTATGTCGCACCAGTAACACAGAACGATGCGACAGCATACGCAGCAGGCACACCAGTCAAACTTGCGCGTGCTATTTCAGGAAAAGTGTCTGATAAATTCAGCGTTGAAAAGATTTACAGCGATGATGGAGTGGAGGACACAGTTGAAACCTACGAAGGAACAGACGTGGAGTTTGAAGTCAATTCGCTTGCACCGCAGGACAAAGCAATGTTGTTCGGTCATTTATACAAGAATGGCTGGCTTGTGAAAAACAAGGACGACAAAGCACCTGAAGTCGCTGTCGGATATAGAGCAAAGAAGCTGAATGGCAAGTATGAATTTGTATGGCTTTATGTCGGAACATTCGGTCAGGGATATGACGACAACTATCAGACACAGGAAGACAAGGTCACAACACAGACAGCAACGCTGAAGGGCAGTTTCTACGAACGCGCATGTGATGGAAACTTTGAAACACAGGTTGACGAAAGCAACCTTCTGACAGAACACACGGACGCAGCAGCAGCAATCAAAAACTGGTTCGGAAAGGTACAAGAGCCAACAGAAGCGGCGTAAAAGAACAATAGGAGGGCAAACACAATGAAAAGAAAGTTAATTATAAACGGCAAAGAATATGAAATGCCAAAGATGGACGTTGACACCTATATGGAATATTTGGAGGTTAGGGACGACATCATGGGAACTGAAAAGAAAAGCGGACTTTACACCGCAGAACAGTTCCGAAAGATGCTGGACTGCATTTGCATGGTTTACGGCAACCAGTTCACTGTTGACGAGTTGAAGGACAAGGAAACAGGACTGGGAGTTGCAGCAATCATCATGGAATTTGCACTGATCGAAGAATCGCTGGGCGATGAAGTCAACGGAAAGGTTGAGAAGCTACAAAAAAATTTTACAAGTGGCAAATAATACCCGAACTGACGCTGACGTGCAATGAAAAAGAATATATATGCGCGTCAGTATCGGTTGAAAAGTACAGAGCATATACAGAACTTATGGAAAAGAACAACGGCGATGATGTTGCATCTGCATTTCAATTCAATGCAGCAATTATGAAAATGATCTTCAGCATATCTGAAAGGGAAGTGATGAAGGCAGATGTCGCAGAGCAGCTGGCAACAGCAAAGATGATTCATTTTGTGATGCAGGACATCATCACGCCAAAGTTCCTTGAATTAAACCCAAACAGACCAGATGAAGTCGAACAGGAGAAGTCAGCATTCGATGATTATGACGAAGAAAACGGCTACAACGAAGCTGAAAAGCAGCTGGATGATGAAAACATCTGGAAAGTGTGCCGCGACAATGTGGACAGGGTTGTCAAGCTGTGTATAAAAGGGCTGAACGATTCACTTTCAAATGTTATGAAGTCGGATATTATGAGCCTTTTGGATCATGTGGCGTTCGAGATCAAGACCATCAACGAAAAGTGATGAAAGGAACGTGCATACATGGCGCAGGCATCAATCAAGATCGGCGCTTCGATGTCAGAATATCAGTCGGCTATGAAAGCGGCGGTTGCAAGCATGAAAGAACTGTCGTCACAGTACAGTCTTGCTGCTGCGAATGCCAAACTGTACGGCACGAAATCTGACGCGCTAAAGGCGAAGATCAGCGAACTTACACAGAAAATGGATGTCCAGAAGACGAAAGTCGCGGATTGTAAGACACATTATGAAACGCTGACAACACGACTGGACAACAACAAGAAAAAAAGCGAAGAACTGAAGACGAAAGTCGCAGAACTGTCAAGAGCCTATGAGGAAAGCAAGGAAGCGACTGGCGAAAATTCGGAAGAAACAAAGAAATTAAAAACAGAACTGGACAAAGCGGAAAAGCAGCTGGCAACAACCGAAGCACAAACAACAAAGTATGAAGCAGCAGTCAAGAAGCAGGGGGCAGCAGTCACACAGGCTGAAGCTGACCTTGCGAACATGGAAGTGCAGCTTCGTGATGTCAATGCGGAACTTGCGCGCCAGAAGTTCGATGAATACGCGGAAAAGGCTGGAAAAGTCGGACAGGCAGTGCAAACAGCAGGACAGCACATGATGAAGGTCACAACCGCGATCGGCGGCGTGGCAGCGGCATCGGTAACAGTTGCAGCAAACTTTGAACAGCAGATGTCAAAAGTGCAGGCAATCAGCGGAGCAACAGCAGAAGAAACTGACAAGCTGACAGAATCAGCGCGTCAGTGGGGGCGCGATACAAAGTATTCGGCAACCGAAGCAGGCGAAGCGTTTGAATATATGGCACTTGCAGGCTGGAAGACGGATGACATGCTGGAAGGCATTGGCGGCATCTTGAATCTGGCAGCAGCATCCGCGATGGACTTGGGAACAGCTTCAGACATCGTCACAGACTATCTGACAGCGTTCGGACTATCGGCAAAGGACGCAGGAAAATTCGCAGACGAAATGGCTTATGCAATGAGCCATTCAAACACAACAACTGAAGCACTTGGAGAAGCATATAAAAACTGCGCTGCGACAGCGGCTTCAATGGGTTATTCGGTGGAAGAAACAACAGCAGTCTTGATGACAATGGCGAACGCTGGCGTTAAAGGCGGCGAAGCAGGAACAGCCCTGAACGCTATTATGACAAGACTTGCGACAGATACAAAAGGCTGTGCAACCGAACTGGCGAAGTATGGTGTTGAAGTGTACGATGCGCAGGGCAACATGAACAGCCTGTCAAGCATACTGACAGGAGTGCGCGGCGTATGGAATAACCTGACAGACGAACAGCAAGCGAACCTTGCAAAGACAATCGCAGGAACGAACCAGTTTTCAGCATTGCAAACAATCATGTCTGGCTTGTCAGATGAAGCGATTGCAAGCGGAATGTCCTTCAGTGACTATGCTGAAGCATTACAGAATTGTGACGGCACTGCATCCGACATGGCGGCAACAATGCAGGACAATTTACTGGGAAGACTGACACAGCTGAAGTCGAAGCTGGAAGATATTGGAATAACTGTGGGAAATGCACTGCTTCCATTCATGGAAAAGGCAGTGGCGAAGATTGGCGAACTTGCAGACAAGTTCGCAGCATTAAGCCCACAGCAGCAAGAAACGATCCTGAAGATTGCAGGCGTTGTGGCTGCGATCGGACCTTTGCTGACGATAGTCGGAAAAGCTATCAGCGTATCTGGACAGTTATCATCAGGAATCGGAAAAGTTGTCGGCAAGTTGGCGACAATGGGAACGACAGCATCAGGAGCAACAGGCGGCATGGCTGTCCTGAAGGGCGCACTTGCAGCAATCACATCGCCAGTCGGAATTGCGGTCGCTGCGATCGCAGCAATCACAGCAGTCATAGTGACGCTGTGGAACACGAATGAAGACTTCAGAAACAGAATCACGGAAATCTGGAACAGGATCAAGTCAGTGTTCACAGAGTTCGGGCAGCACATAACTGACAAACTCAATTCGCTGGGCTTCGATTTTGAAAACTTCGGGGAAGTGGTCAAGGCAATCTGGGAAGGCTTCTGCAATGTATTAGCACCGATCATCGAAGGAGTGTTCAATAATATTGCAATCTTCATTGAAACAACACTGAATGTGATCACTGGCGTGTTTGATTTGTTCGTGTCGTTATTCACAGGCGACTGGTCAGGGGCTTGGGATGCAGTAAAAGGAATTTTTGAAAGTGTATGGAATGGGCTGAAGGAATATATCAGCAATATCCTGAACACAATCAAGGGCGTTGCTGACGCTTTTCTGGGCTTATTTGGTACTTCATGGGATGAAGTATGGAATAGCATCAAGACAACCTTTGAAAACATCTGGAATGGCATTGTGTCATTCTTCACAGGCATACTTGACGGAATAAGGAACGCGGTAACAACAGCATGGACAGCAGTCAGCACGACAATTTCAGACGTGCTGACAGGAATCTGGAACACAGTCAGCAATATATTCACGACAATCAGGGACTTTGTATCAACAGTCTTTGAAACAATCAAGAATGTGATCACAGTTGTGATCATGGCGATTGCGGAATTTTTCAGCGCAGCTTTTGAAATCCTGACAGTTCCGTTCCGATTCATTTGGGAGAACTGCAAAGAAACAATTATTTCAATCTGGGATGCAATCAGCACAAAGATACAGACAGCAATCACGTTTGTACAGAACATCATCACGACAGTGTGGAACGCGGTCAGCAGTGTATTTTCGACAATCTGGAATACAATCAGCGGCGTGATCACGACAGTCTGGAACGCAATCAGTACCAGAATACAGACGACATTGCAGACGATCCAGAATATTATCACGACAGTATGGAACGCGGTCAGCGGCGTATTCACGACAGTGTGGACGGCAATCAGCACGACAGTGTCAAATGTTGTGAACAGCATCAAGAACACGATCACGAATGTGTTCAACGCGGTCAAGACGACAGTCAGCAACATATTCAACAGCGTGAAGTCAACAGTGTCTTCAGTCTGGAATGCAATCAGCAGCACGATCAGCAGTGTTGTGAATGGAATCAAGAACACAGTCAGCAATGTATTCAACAGTGTGAAGTCAACAGTCAGCAATGTATTCAACAGCATCAAGTCAACGGCAACATCAGTCTGGAACGCGATCAAGAATGCAATCACGACACCGATCAACGCTGCGAAGAATGCAGTGCATAATGCAATCGAAGCGATCAAGTCGAAGTTCAACTTCAGCTGGTCACTTCCGAAGCTGAAATTGCCGCACCCGAAGATCACAGGTAGCTTCAGCCTGAACCCACCTTCAGTGCCACATTTTTCGATAGATTGGTACAAGAATGGTGCGATTATGAATGATTCAATGATCTTCGGAATGAACGGAAACACGCTGCTTGCTGGTGGAGAACCAGAAACAGGCGGCGAAGCGATCCTTCCGCTGAAGCCATTCTATCAGGAATTAAACACAATGCTTGATGAAAAGCTGAAAAAGATTGAATCAGGAACAAACGTGAAAGTTGAAAACCACACATATATTGACGGCGAAGAAATTGCAAGCAAAACATACACGAAGGTGGATGAACAGCTTGTGGAAGATAAAAGGAAAGGAAGGTAAGGCAGTATGAAAGTTAATGGTATAGACGCAAGAAAATACAATGCGAAGCAGCTGACAGCCGAAGTGCTGCCGCCTTCGCTTGCTGTCGATTATGAGATCGTGACAGGCGCGATCCTTCCGACAGAATTTGAAACAGACATGGAACTGGGAAAACTGAAGCTGTGCATGTACTTCAGGGGCAAGGATAGAAACAGCCTGATCAGGAAGATGTCAGCATTTCTGGAAAACTTCACAAAGTCAAGCGTGCTGGAAGTGGATGGCTACAAAGGAAAGTTCAAGGCATACACAGCAAGCAGCGACTATTCAAAAATGAAAGTGAAAACCAGATACAAGCTGAACATCGTTCTTGAAGGCTATTTTTTTGATGATGAATTAAATCTGGAATATGACGGAATCACACAGACAACGATTGACCGACAAGGGACACGAAAAGCACCAGCAATCATTGAAGTCTATGCAAAGAAAGCGTTGAAGAATTACACAATCAGTGGGTTTGAAGACGACATCATTGTGGAACAGCTGGCAGCAGGACAGACGATCATCATTGACGGAGAAGAAGGACGAATCACGAACAATGGCGCGGACGCATTCGGAAGTGTTGACTTGTGGAAATTTCCAGCAATCACACAACAGCAAACAGCCTTGAAGTTTTCAAATGCAGATGCAGTCGTTCGGATCAGGTACAAGCCTATGTGGATATAAGGAGGAAGACGGATGCAGATTTTCAATGACAAAAAGCAGCGTGTCGGAATCCTGAAGGGCTTCAAAGACAGAAAGATTGTGAAGACGCTTGATTCAGGCGACAAGGAATTGACTTTCAAATATCCTTCGGACGGCAAGCAAGTTGACCTTCTGAAAGAAGAATACTACATCAGGACAAAAGAAGACGAATACGTCATCAGGAAAAGAAAGACAGGCACACAGTTCAACGAGTACACAGCACAGCTGAATGTCGAAGAACTTGAAAGCGCAGTCTTCCCATACGGCTTTGAAAGTAAGGAACAGACGATCAGGGCATGTCTTGAATTTGCTTTTGAAGGAACAGGCTGGAAGGTCGGCACATGCCAGATCACAAAGAAAAGAACAATCAACAAAGACGAAGAAACGAATGCATGGAAAGTCCTTCAGGACTGCTTGTCAACGTATCGTGTGGAATGCAAGATCAATAGTCTGACAAAGACGATCGACATATATGAACAGATTGGAGCAGACCGCGGACGATACTTCATCGAAGGGCTGAATCTGAAGAAGCTGACAGTGACTTCAGACACATATGATTTTTATACACGGCTGATCCCTTTAGGGAAAGACGGAATCGGAATCGAATGGCTGGGAAAGCCGTATCTTGAAAATTATCAATACAGCAGCAAGATCAAGACATATGTGTGGAGTGATGAACGATACACAAACACGACAAGTCTGATCGAAGATGGCATCGCGAAACTGGATGAAATGTCAAAGCCGTATGTTGCCTACACAGCGGATGTGATTGACCTTGCAAGACAGTCAGAGAAGTACAGCAACGTGTTTGATTTTGACATTGGCGATACAGTCTGGATGATCAGCAAGAAGACACGCACGAAGGAAAAGCAGCGAATTGTGAAGCTGACGGAATACCCTGAAGCACCGCGAAGCAACACTGTTGAACTGTCGAATGCAACAAAGACATTTGCTGAAGTACAGCAGGAAGCAACGGATCAGGCAAAGTCAGAAGCAATCAAGATTGCAAACAGTAGCGCGAAGAAAGTTCTTGAAGATGGCTATTACACGAAGACGGAGGTTGAAACACACATAACAGCATCGAAGGAAGAAATCGAACTGGGCGTGTCAAAGACCTACGAAACGAAAACCATTGTCGATCAGAAGATCAAGAGTGCAAACGATCTGACAGATGAAAAGTTGACAGAATACAGCACGACAGAACAGATGCAGGCTGCAATCAACCTGAAAGCGGAAGAAATTGATCTGGAAGTGTCGAAGGTGTATGAAACAAAGACCAGCGTCACTGAAAAAATTAAAAGTGTGAATGACCTGACAGACGAAAAACTGACGTTGTATTCCACAACAGAAGAAATGAATGCAGCGATCAAGGTGCAGGCAGACGCGATTGATCTTTCAGTTTCAAAAACGTATGAAACAAAGACAACAGTCACAGAGAAGATCAAGAGCGCGAACCAGTTGGCACAGTCGGCGGCAGACGCAGCAGAAGAAAACGCGAACGATGCAACCGATGAAAAGCTGAAAGAGTATTCCACAACAGAAGAAATGAATGCAGCGATCAAGGTGCAGGCAGACAGCATCACGACAGAAGTTAAAAAGAAGGTCAATAGTTCGGAGTTCGGCACGAAGATCACACAGAACGCGTACAACGTGCGTGTCGCTTGGAATGGCAACAGCAAATATATACAGCTGGAAGCAGGACAGCTGGCGATCTACAACGGCGAAGTTTCAACATCACAGAAAAGGGCTGTATTTGACGAACAGGGAAATCACTTCTATCGCGATGGATATTATGTCGGAAAGATTGGAACAAACCAGTGGTCGGGGAACAACGCACACAAAGGGCTTGTGTTCGATCTGGACTATCAGGGAAAATACATGGCATTTGCGCAGATGAAGTCACAAGGCGCAGGATCATACACAACGATGCTGTGCTTCAGCCGCGAAGGAAGCATATATGATAAGTATGGCATACACTTGGGATGTGACTTCTATGGTCATTGGTTCGACATGTACAATGTCGATCTTCACGATGTCAATATAAACGGATACGGCGTGGCAGATGGTAAAAGCATACCGATAGTGACAGAAATTCACGACAACGGAAACGGAACAGTCGGCTGGACGACATCATCAATCAGTGTCAGAGGTGGAATGATTACAGCAGTACCACAAGGGAGCGCGAATATATAATGAGCAAAGAAATCATAATTGAAGAAGATACAAAGACGGAAACAAAAGAAATGATCCTTGATCTGCCTGAAGGCGAAAGAGGGATCACAGAAGAAGAAACAGAAACAAAGGAACAGCAGATCAAAAACACGATGCTTGCGCAGATGGATTCAAAGCTGGACTTGATACTTGCATATCAGGAAGCTGCGCTGGAATAACAGGAGGATGGCACATGAAACCGATTGAACAAAGAATTGCATGCGCAAAGGGAGAGATCACAAACGCGATCGTGACAGCCAGTACAGTCCACGGACTGTCAGCGACACTGATTGAAGGTGTACTTGCTGACGCGCTGTCGGAAATCAAATCGCAGGCAAAGATCGAACTTCTGAATGTGTACAACAAAGAATTGAGTGAAGCACAGCAGGAGAACAAACAGCTGAAGGAAGAACTTGAAAAAGCGAAGGCAGCAGCAAAGAAGACATTGAAGACCGAACCTGACGCAGAGCAGGAGGAAGGGGACGACAATGGCAATGGAACTGATAACTGACATAACACTGGAACTGACAGGCGATGAACGCTTGTATATGGCATCTGCGAAGCAGGGCGACAAGCGCACACGATTCATCAGGATCGCGCTGACGAATAATGGCAAGGTATTCACGATCCCGACAGGGTACATCGTAATTGCGAACATCAAAAAGCCTGACAAACACTTTTGCTATAACGAATGCAAAGTGACAGACAACAAGGTTATGGTCGAACTGACAAATCAGGCACTTGCAGCAGCAGGAACAGCACACTGCGACATTGAGATCAGAGACGCGCAGAACGTGTATGTGTTATCTTCACAGGCGTTCACAATCGAGATCGAAGAAACAAACAGGAATGATGCTGCGATTGAAAGCTGCAACGAGATCACGGCACTTGAAAACAAAGTGCAGCAGTACATCGACAATATAGTTCAAACAAAACAGGATATTTTGTCGGTAGAAGCTGCGATGAAGGTTGCTGAAGCTGACAGAGCATCGGCAGAGGTTGACAGGATAAATGCTGAAGCCCGAAGAAACAAAAGTGAAAAGGACAGGGAAACAGCGGAAACGGCAAGACAACAGCAGCTTCAGATCATGCAGGAAGCGACAGGGGCGGCGAACAATGCTGCTTCTTCAGCAAATACAGCAGCAGGAAAAGCAAACACGGCAGCGGCACGCGCTGAAGAAACATACAAGTCACAGGAAGAATTGCAAAAAATGTATGAAAAGATGCTGGACATCAAGGGAGCAGTCGGAAGCACGATTGACGGCGGCACAGCGATCAGCATTGATCCGATGACTTGCGATGGCGGCACAGCATTCACAACAGAGGAATGCGAAGCAGACGCAGGCACAGTATAGGAAGGAGGAAACACAATGGCAACATGGACAGTCAAACCGAAGAAGGACACGACAGCGAACTGGAAGGCTTCAGGACGCATCCTTGAAGTGAATGAATGGGGCGTTGAAGAAACTGCATCAGGAAAGTACATCTTGCGAATTGGAAACGGAAAAGATAAGTTTCTTGACCTTCAGCCAGTTGTCGACACAGAAAACCTTGCAAAGATTTATTCGGAGATCAGCAACTTCAACGCAAACATGCAGAAGGCGACATCAGCAGCAAACGCAGCAGCACAGTCGGCACAGCAGCAGGCAGCAGCAGCACAGGCAGGCGCGGCAGCTTGCAAGGACATCCAGAAGGGGATCAATTCAATGTCGGATTCTGCAACAGGGAAGAAGTACACAATCGGCGTTGAAGCAGGGCTTGTGTACTTGGAAGAAACAACATAACAGGAGGAAAAAGAAATGGCAAGGCTTTATGTAGCAGACAAAGAAACGCTTGACGCTGTGAAGGCTGACACAACAGGAATACTGGCACAGCTTCAGGACAAAGATGGAAAATTCAGCAATGTCAAGCGATATGGAATCAAGATCAACAAGGCTGACAGCAATCCTGACACGCGCATCACATATCTGTACGATGCAGCAGGATTCACGCCAGCAAAGATGAACTTCACAGACGGATCATTCGACTTCGGCTCATGGGGCGAAGTATTCTTCATTAAGCAGAACAGACCAGTCATGCTGAAGGCAGACAGAACAGTCGCGTATGAGTTAAACCACACAGACCATTCAAAGAAGCTGGATGGCACTGCATCCGATGTCGGGGACGCATCAACGACACTGAATGCGATGTCTGAATTTCCTTTGATGTGGCTGTGTCAGTACGAAGTCGGAAACTATGAATATATCATCGTATCTGACACAAGAGTTGACAGCAACTACAACGCAGACGCATACACAAGAGAAGATGGAAGCATTGCAGATCATATGTACATGCCTATGTACGGCGGCAGCTATGACGGCGCGAAACTTCGCAGCTTGTCAGGAAAGAAACTGGACTGCAACACAAACGCACAGACAGAGATCAGCAGGGCAGCAGCAAACGGAACAGGCTGGACTATTATTCCATGGAGCAGAAGAAACCTGATCGAAAGTCTTCTGACATTGATCAGTAAGTCCGAAAACTTTCAGGCGAAGTTCGGTCAGGGCGTATGTAGCACATATGTCAATGATTCATCAAAAGACTACGGAAAAGTTGCGACAGGAACACTGGACACAAAAGGGCAGTTCTTCGGCTATAATGACGGAACGCATGAAGTGAAAGTATTCTATTGCGAAAAGCCATGGGGAAACCGCTGGGACAGACTTGTGGGCTATATCTGTGACAACGGAACAATCAAAGTGAAGATGTCGCCGCCTTATAACCTGACAGGGAAAGACTACATAAAAGTTGGAACAGCGTGCAAGACAGAAGGATGGCAGAAAGACACATTGATGACGCGCTATGGACGATTTGTCAAATCTGTCGGCGGCAGTGCTTCGACATATCGTTGTTGTTATTACTGGATCAACATGGCGATCCTTGCGGTCGCGCTTGTCGGTGGTAGCACCAGCGGCGGCGCGTACTGCGGCGCGTTTGTGAGTTTGAGCTACACTGCTTCGTATGCGGATTGGCTCATCGGCGGCTCTCCTTCTTGCGAAGAACCTTTGGCGGCATAAGCCGCACAGGGGGACAGGGGGAGCAATCCCCCTTGAAGTGTGAGTATAAAGAAAATTGAAAATATAGGGATATTGTGTGCGCCTTCCGATGCTTCTGCCTTGCGGTCGCGCTTGTCGGTGGTAACACCAACAACGGCGCGAACTGCGGCGCGTATGTGAATTTGAACAACACTGCTTCGAATGCGAATTGGAACATCGGCGGCTCTCACTCTTAACAATCATGGGACAATAACCTAATGCACACGATATTCCGCGCCACTTGGCGAAAGTTAAACCGAAGAAAGGGTTGTGCTAGTAGGGCAAAAGCCGCGAACGTGCGACAGGTGTTAAGAAGGAAACCTTTTGAATGAAGACATATAAACATATATTTGAAGAATTGCTGAAGGAAGAAAACATCAGACAATGTTTTCACGATGCAGCAAAGCGCAAGACAACGCGTCCCGAAGTTGCCAGAGTGCTGAAGGAAGAAAGGGAAGTCGGCAATGACAGACCTGATCCACAATGTCTTCAGGAACATGTGAAAGCACTTCAGAAGATACTTGAAGAAGAAACATTCAAACCGCCAGAGCATAGAAAACAACTGATCAACGAATACAGCTGCGGAAAAGTCAGGGAGATCATAAAACCTGAATATCAGTATGAACAGGTCGTGCATCATTGCATCATAAAACAGCTTCAACCGATCGTGCTTCATGGACTATATGAACACGCACTGGGAAGCATACCGAAAAGAGGATGTCACAGCGGAAAGAAACGCGTTGAAAAGTGGATAAAAGGATATAAGGGCAAGAAGTTCTATATCCTGAAGGCAGATGTCCGACATTGCTTTGACACAGAAGACATTCGCGTCATAGAAACGAAGCTGCGGCGCGTGATTAAAGATGAAAAATTCATCAGATTATGTGTCACAGTCATGGAGCATGAAGCGACAGTCAAACCGCCTGAATTTGATGATATGTGGATAAAGGACGAACAGTGGCAGGATGCAGAATTTTTGTCAGGGCTTCCACTTGGGTTCGTGACTTCACAATGGTTCACGCAGCTGAATTTCAAGCCGTTCGATCACAAGGTCATTGAAGACTGGAAGGAACTGGGCGGCGTTGATCATTACATCAGATATGCAGACGACATTGTTGCATTTGGTCAAAACAAGAAGAAACTTCACAAACTGGAAGAAACAATGCAAGACTATCTGAAGAATGAAATGCACCAGAAAATCAAATACAACTGGCAAGTGTTTCGTTTTGAATATCCCGACAGGAAAGCACCGCCAGTCATTGACAAGAAGACAGGAAAAGAGAAACCGAAGACCAGAGGGCGTGCGCTGGACTTCATGGGATTTGTATTTCATTACAATCGCACAACGCTTCGCAAATCAATCCTGAAGCGTGCGACAAAGAAGGCACACAGAATCGCAAAGAAAGAGAAAGTCAACTGGTATGATGCTTCAGCAATGCTGGCATCAATGGGCTGGTTTACACATACGGACACTTATGGCTTTTATGAAGATCATATCAAGCCATATGTCAATATAAAGCAACTGAAAAAGAAAGTCAGTAAGCATTCAAAGAAAGGAGTGAAGAACAATGATGTCAGAATGGTATCAGTCAGAAAGCATGGACAAGCCGACAGAGTGGGACACGACATCAAGCCCGACAGTGGTCTATCAGCGAAAGAGCATCGCAGAGCAGATCAGGAAGGGCATTGACGGAGAAAAAGACCGCACTGTCTATGTGTACAGCGAAAGGACTATGACACAGGAAGAATATGCAAGACTTCAGGCAGAGCTTGAAAGTCCAGCAACAAAGATGATCATGCAGTCAATGTCATCAATCGAGATGAACATGGCAATGATGCAGGAACTTATGGAGGGATAAGACATGGCAGAAACAAAGACAAATGAAACAACAACAGGAACAACCGAAAAGGCACACAGCAAGAAGTTTGACATGCTGAAGGAACGCTGGGACAAGGACTACATCACAAAGGACACCTTGAAAGGATGGGTTGTACTGAATGAGAAAAGAGCAGGCAAGGGAATCACTGCGGAAGAATACAAAGAAATCACTGGCGAAGACTACGAAGCCAGCGAAGAATGATGACGCAGTTTGAATTGATCGACAGGCTGTGCGCTGTGAATACGCTTCTGACAGACATTGTCAGGGAACAGGCGGCAATCATGGCGCAGCATGGAATTGAACCGATACAGACGCAGGACGAAGCCACAGACAGGCTTGACGATCTATTTGGGAAGTATAAAAGGGCAGAAGACGAAAACGATGCAATCGAAGCAGCACTTCGCAAATATATTTGACGGAGGAAAAAGAAAATGACTATTGAAGTATCATTGTTACTTTCAGGCGTGTCGATTGCGTTTGCAATCTTCTTCGGAATCAGCACACGCAACAGAAATGTGAAGAAGGACACACAGGACGAAGCCAGAGAGGATGCAACGATCCTGACCAAACTGGAAAACATTCAGAATACTATGATTGAAGTGAAGTCTGAAATGGGATCATACAGAAACGAAATGAAAGAGATCAGGGAGTATTACATCAGGGCATCAGAAAGCCTGAAGCAGCTTCACAAGCGTGTGGATAGAATTGACAAGATCATTGATGAATCACATCCACATCAGTACATCGAAGAGTAACAGGAGGAAAGCGCGTGGAGAAGTACAACTATACAATACCAGCAAGAAGGAAGAAAAGACGCAAGAAGTCACTGACAAGCTGGATCATGGAGTTTTCAAAAAAAGTTGTGGTTGTCTGCGTGCTGCTTTACATCATCATTGAACTGTTTTCAGTAATAGCGATCTGGCACTTCGCAGACACATCGGTGCTGACCACACTGATCAGCGAAACATCTGAAGTGCTTCGCATGGGTGTGTTCGGGTACATGATAAAGGCAGGAATTGAGAACTGGCAGAAAATCAAAAAAGGAAAGCAGGAAAGTGAAAACGAGGAAGGCGGTGCGAACGGATGAAAAATGCAGCTTTAATATTAAAAACAATTTATGATAATTTGCCGATGATCCTGACAATCATTGCGATTGTGGCAGGCATCGGAATCAAGGTCAGAAACTTCCTGAAGCAGTCAAAGGAAGACCAAAAGAAGCAGCTTCAGGAACAGGCAGACAAAGTCGTGGAACTGGTAAAAGAAAGCCTTCTGTCTATCGTATCAAAGGCAGAAAAGGAATGGGGAAGCGGCACAGGAACAATCAAGAAGTCATGGGTGTGGGAACAACTTCAGGCACAACAGCAGAAGTTGACGGAATACATATCAGAAGGACTGATCGACAAAGACATGGTCGATGAACTGATTGAAGCGGCAGTTGAAGAACTGAACGCTATTTTGAAAAAGAATCAGAAGGCTGCTGAAGCAGTCAAGCCGCCTGAAGAAAGAGAAGCGGCAGCGGTAGCAGCTGCGCTTCAGGTGCAGAAGATACAGAAGGAATAAAAAGACAGGAGGTCAAAAGGAATGCTACATGCTTACATTACATCATACGCGATCTGCTTCATGGCGACAGTAGTCATCATTATGCTGTTGCTGATCGCAGGCGTTGAGATTGACAAGGAAGAAGCGAAACATCACGGCGCAGAGGTTGAGCCGCCGCCAACAGCGAAGGACTGGATCGGGTATATATTAAAAGCATTCCTGATTGCCTTCGTGGTATCATTAGCAGCCCCACTGGTATTGATATTTTATATCTTCGTGATCGGTTGCATTATCATTTCAGCATTAACAGAAGAATAACAGGAGGAAAAGAACATGGGAACATTATGCGGATGGGCTAGTATTGACGAAAACGGAAAAGCAACAGGAGGACAGAAAGGCGATCAGACAGGTCGTGAAGTAAAGACTGGAAACTGGTATGACTTCGGTCAGACAGTCGTGCTTCGTTTCAAGGACAGAAACAAGGCATCGAAGGCGGCGACAGCGATGAAGCAGCTGTGCGCGAATGACAATGTCGGATATTGTCAGGGACACAGAACTTCACTGTACACAGAACTTGAAAAGGTCGGCTGGAATCCGACAGAATTGAAAACACCTTGCGAAACTGATTGCAGTGCGATGATGCCGCCAGTGCTTAAATGCGCAGGAATCAGCGTGTCAAAGGATATTTACACAGGCAACATGGTCAATGCTATTATGGCGACAGGAGAGTTTGAAAAACTCACAGGAAGCAAGTACACAGACACAGGCGACAATCTTATGACTGGCGATATTTCAGTGGCAGCAGGCAAGCACACAATCATGGCACTGGAAAACGGATGCAACGTGTCAGGCGGCAACGGATCAGGAAGCGGATCAGGCAATAATCCAGCTGTACCATACGGAACAGCAAAGACAGCGACATTCACTGGATATGTGAACACAGGCGCACTGAATGTCAGAAAGCAGCCTGATCCAGATGCAGACAAACTTGTGTCATATCCTTGCATTAAGCAGAACACAGAAGTCGGAGTGTGCGGAAGCGCAAAAGCACCGAACGGCGCATTGTGGTATTACATCTATATTGACGGAGCAAAGGGCAAGAAGTACGGATATGTAAACGCAAGATACATCACAGCGAAATAAGGAGGAAGCGCGATGGAATACTTCATGGGCGAAACATTCGACAAAGAAAAAAACAAGCCATACAAGAAACTGGATGCAGCAGAGAAAGCGGCAGAGAAGCAGAAAGCCGCTGTATTTGATGAAAATGGCGCAGTGGTAAAAGACTTCAGGGAAAAGGAAGAAAAGCCAGCAGAGCAGCCACAGACAGCCACAGGCGGCAGTCAGGAGCAGCAGCCAGCAGACAGAACCGATCAGGAAGGACAGGAGCAGCAGGCGACAATGACAGACAAAGTCCCTGAAGGTGCGCTGGATGCTGACGCAGACGGAAACGTGCCGACATTCGATGCAGACGGAAATCAGGTCGGAACTGCAACGCCTGAAGAAATCAAGGCGGCTGAAGAAGCTGTCACAGAAAACATTGACGGCGTGCCAGCGGTCAGAATCAAGGGAAAGATCAGAAGGGTGTTCAATGGTAGCATCAGGATCAGAAAAGCACCTTCATGGAGCAATGACGCTGTCAGAGGTGCAACGACATTCACAGAAAAGATTGTCACACATGTGATGGAAGTGGACGGAAAGCCGATGTACAAGACGCTTGACGGATATTTTATCAGTGGCGATCCGAAGCTGGTTGAATACATCGAAGAATAATGTCGATAATTTTGGAGTAAAAGAGAAGCAAGACGGACAATGTGCCACCTTGCTTTTATTTTGTCCACATATAGAGGATAACTGTGTGGATAACCACAATATATTGATTGTACTAACAAAGCAGTACCGACCGGTGCCCTGGATTCAAAATCAGCACGTATGCTTTTGGAAAGCTTTCGTAAATTAAATGAAGAGATGAATGCAACAATTCTT